AAACATCCTTTGAAAAAGTTTTTTCGTATTCACTAAGTTCTTCTTTTGTAAAATCTTTTACATATAGTTTTGGTAACTTATCAATCTCAACATTATATTTTAAGATTGCTGTCTTTATATGTTCTGTAACCCAACTGCCGTTAGGCGCAATTAATTCTGCTTTATTTCTTGAGTTAATATTTATCTTGTGTTCTATTCCCTTCAGTTGTATATCAAGTAAATTTTTTTGTAGATTTTTTATTCTTATCTCTCTTAACTTTTTAAGTTTTTTTGAATCACTCATTTTTTAGTTCCAATATCCTTTTATTTATAGCATCATATCTTACACAATATTCCTTGGTTTCCATACCTTCAAACCAGTATTGTTTCTGTAATTCTGCAAGCTGGTCATAATAATTTTTTATCAGGTCTTTATTTTTCATTTAACTCATATTTGGTAATCAATGCGTCTACAACATCTTTTGGTAAAACTTCTTTTAGTAATGGATCAGACCAACCAGAAGGCGGTAACATAACCATCTGACCAAACATATCCTCACCTTTTCTTTGCCATGTGACCTCCCACAAGATAGCTCCACTAAGCATTATTTCAGTGTTGGGAGATGCAAAGACTTTCATTTATTAAAAACCTTTTTTATTGAGGATTTTTTTGCTTGGAAATTTTATTAAATCTAATGTTTTACATTTGCCATTCATTTTTACTGTTTTTAAAGCTTTGTTTGTAGCTTTAAGTGAATTTTCAATAAATCTTTTTTCTTCTTCTAATTCTTTTTTTAAACTACTTATTGATCTAGTTAAACCATATAAAATATGCTCATTATCTTTTTCGTGTTCTTCGATATGTTTTAGCCCTTCTTTTAATCTTTGAATTTTTTGTTTTTCTGATGTTTTTTTATATTCTTCATTATATAAATCTATAAAACTTTCTACATTCCAAAGATCAGAAGGCATTTTTATCGTGTAGTCGATAGATCCATTGTTTCTCATATAACTACGAACAATACCGACACCTCCTACTTTGTCATACAGATGAATTGGTTGTGGAACATTGGTTTGTTTATCGCCTGTAAGCCAAAAGTGATGCAAATTAAACCCACCTTTTTTCTCAACAATTTTTTGAATTGCCATATTTCTATCCCAAGGGATGACATAAGCTTTAGAAATACAAATCCATGTCCTGTTATGCCTTTGGCTAGTTTCCCAGCCTTTCCATGCAACAAGTTTGCCTCTAAGGTCCGCAAGTGTTTTTCTCATTCTTCTTAATTATTGATTTGGTTTGTTCCATAGATAAAAAAGGGGGCTTACATGAACTCTTCCAGAACAATGCCCCATATAAAGTTAAGCCCTCGGTGCTATCGTGCCACGGCCATCAACCCATTCTTCCTCAGAATGCGGATCAATAGACCACTGGCTGCCGAATATGGTAAATCCAGGGATCTCTTCATAGTCTGTTCTAGAGCTATACTTCCTGATGGTAGATCCTCCAGGGGTATCGCAGGCATCAGCTTGAGCAACAAGCCACTTGGCTGCTTTTCTTGCTTCTTCTGGGGTGTAGTCAATCAATAAATAGCGGTCACAATCGTTTCCGCTTTTTTTCTTTCTGTTTGCAATAAATTTGAAACGTGCTGTAAATGCTGATTCCATTTGAATTAGTTAGTTAGGGTTGTTAGTTTTGTTCTGCCAAGTCTCAATATCTTCTCGGTTGTACCGAATGGTGTTATTAAGAATGACAGTCCATTTCGGGCCACTGGGGTGACCCCTGCGAGTTTTGGTTCTCCAAAGTCGCACAGTTTGAGGTTTAACACCAAGCTCTTCAGCCAGTTGATCTGATGTGATCAGTTCATTCATGAATCCTCCTTCTCTAAAATAAGTGTCAGTAATCCATCCCTTTGATCTTCACTAATAGTCTTAGCTTCATATCGTTTGGAAATGTTTTTCTTTAATATCCCCAGCTTGGTTTTGTTAGCTGGTTTATTAATAAAGGCTTCACATTCTTTGATGAACTTATCACTTTCGGATCTGTCAATCGGTTTATCACTGGTGGAAGTAGCTGGTTTGCTGTCCTCAGTTTTAGACCATGCCTTGCCTTTATCATATAAAGACAGGCCGAATTGATTTCCAAAACTCATCAATGCACGTTTTTTTGCATCAGTTTCCGCTTCCTTTATTGCTGATTCATGATTGATACCGATGCCTTGTTTTGTATTACCATGCCCTGCTCCTGTGCCTTCCCTGACGATATTGCCAACCGTTACCCTAACCTTTGCTGTATAAGTAACATTGTCGGGTTCTGAATTAACACAAGTTGTTTCAATGGTTTCACATGACCAGCCATCAAAACCGAATATACGATTGGCCTCGTTTATAACGTGCCAACCTTCGACATAAGATAGTTGAAATGTACCATCCTTGTTGCCATCTCTTGTCTCTACATTTTTTTTGTCAATAGGTTGTTGTAGTAACTCAACCTGTTTTTCTGTAAAACTCATTTTTCTAAGGGGTTGAAAATGCCCATCGGGGCAGTGATAACGATTGAACTCCTGTTTGACACCAGCTTGGCCAATCGTCAAGCAGGCGACATTCGGCAATCTTATCTAAAGCTTCTCTAGACAGTTTTTGTCCTTCTTTCAAGGCATCATCATCAAGTTCCCATAAACCGACATCAAATGGATATTCAGATTGCACCACAAGAAAGATAAATCTTTTTGCTGATGGAATACCATTTAGATAATGTTTTGCCTGTAAATGGTAGGTGAAATTAGCAACAGCCTTTGCAAAGTCTCTTGGGTTTGCTCCTGATCTACTGGTTTTAAGATCTACAATAATATCTTTATTCAGCCAATCTGGCCTGCACTTACAGGTCAAACCAGAAGCCTTGTCATCCCACCAGTATGATTTTTCTGCAATACCAAAACTAAGTAACTTCTTGGCATGAGGTTCTGCAAAGACCGCATCCCTCATCTTGATTGCATTTTCCATATCAGATTCAGTAACAGCAGTCATGCCTTTTTCTTCAGCTTCCTTTGCCTCTTCTTTTCCTTTTTTAGTTGTCCTGGAAGATACTGCAACAAATCTTTTAGTCAGTTCATCAGGCTCTAATACCGCACAATGAGTCAATGTTCCCAAGAGCATTGCACTTGTCGGTTTATGTTCTGGCCTTTCGGGATTAAGAAAAGAGTTCCAATATGCCTTTGGCCCATGTTTTACCATTGTTTTTTGCATAGATGCTGAGATCGCATCATCAGAATGATATTTTTCGTTTGAAATCTGGATTGATCCTGTTGTCATGATTCTGTGTACCTCTTTGTATGAGGGCCGTATCGCATCATTATGTGTGGCCATGTTTTCAAAATAAGTGCCTTGTCCTGTGGTATCGCAACAAGACCAGCCTGCGCAATTCTTTTTAGAAATGGTGATGCGTCTGGTGAGTCAATTACAGATGCAAATGTATTAAAGATTTCTTTCTCAGTCATAGTTAAAATTGGGTTGCCGAGGTCGGAGCGTTCAGGGGTTGGTCGCTTCTTCCTCGGTTTTTTATGGAAGCGTAGACCAAGATCATATTCACTCATCATTTTCTGGCAAGCTCCTCACACGCAGCTTGTACATTAAAAGTGTGGCAGTCTATTTGGGTAGAACGTGTCAAAGAGTCAGTCAGCGAGATATATCCAATGCCAAAAATGCAGAAATAGAGAAATAAATGTTTCATGGGGTTGGGTTTCAGGGGCTTTCTAATAATAACTAATGGTCAACACTTGTCAACTGTTCATGGATATCTTTCACTCTTTGCAGTGGTATAGCAGCTACCTGCGGCACAACGGAATTTCCTAGTGCCTTAAGTCTGTGTGTCCAATTGGATAACCCATCATTTCCTCTACGAAGGCAGGGTTCAGACTCATAGGCTTGCCAGTTGGGGCTGAGAGTCGATCCTTTCTTGCCATAGCTGCTAGGCAAGTTCCAGATTGATGATCCTCTTTGCTCATACTGTATTTGTGTTCGTTGGCTGACGGTGTCGGGAGTTGTTTGATTATATCTGGAAGGGTCGGCCCATAGCCTTTTGTTTTGTAATCCCCTTGACCCCCCTTCCAATCTCTTGCTCTTGGTGTTGGAAGAATCGATATCGCATCTTTCAGTTTGACACCATGCCTTTCCCCCTTCTTGTTCTCTCTGTAAAAACAGCCATTTTTGTATTGTGTGTCTTTCGCTACTCCCCCCTCCACATCTGATGATGTTGGGGTAGGCAACGAGCCACCACCTTGATCGTTGATGGCAGGCTCCCAGTGAACTTGCTGATATAACTGCCCATTCTGCATCGTACCCTGCTTCGGAAAGCTCTCCGAGAACAATGTCCATTCCGTTATTAAGGATCGCTGCCACGTTTTCCAGAATGACGAACTTTGGTCGTACCATGCGTATGACTCTGATGAGTTCGTAAAAAAGACCTGATCTGGTTTCTTGCGTGATGCCTTTGCCCCTCCCTGCTGTACTGATGTCCTGGCACGGAAAGCCTCCGCAAACTGCGTCATATTGAAAAGGTTTTGCTGTAAATGTTCTGATGTCATCGTGAATAGGTACTTTAGGCCAATGTTTTTTTAATACTTTTTGACAGTATGGATCAATTTCAATGAATTGTGTAGTTTTAAAACCGCCAACAAGTTTTTCAGCAGCATAAGAAAAGCCTCCTATACCACTGAAAGTGTCTAATAATTTAAGTTTTTTCATTAAATATCTTCTTGCTGTCTGTCCAAAAATTTAAGGCATCGGTCTATTGTTACCAATTCCTCTGCCTCTTCATCCCATGTTGTGCAGTCAAATTCTTTATTGGTGATAAGTTTTTTCTTATCAGAAAGCATACGCATGATGTAACTTAAATCTGCTTGAGTCATTGAATCCCCTCATATAATTTGTCAAGATCACCTTCTCTTTCTATATCTTCTTTTATTCTTTTTTCGTGAAACTCATAAAATGGATCTTTTAATAGTTCGTTGTATGTATTATCCTCTCTATATTCCCAAAAATTTATTTCATCAATATTACAATTAGTTTTTTTCATAATCTTATTAAACAAATCGTCATGGTCTTTTGCCTTCCATAGTTTTGATTTAACAAGTTTTTTGCCATCAACTTCTTCATTAATAGCTTTCCAATATGCTGCTGTAGCAAATTGTCGGTTTTCCCTCTTCCTGTCATTTTCATACAAGTCATGAATGTCTCTTTCATTGCTTGTAAGTTCAATCTGGAAAACTTCAAAAGTTGGTGTCATTTACTTAGCCCCAAACCATAGTTTTGATTTCTTCATCATTCATGTGAATGTGTAAGTTTTGACCTTTGATTAAATTTTGAAGCATAGTTTCATTCAATGGAATGTTCTCTGCAAAATCATCTCTACTTACATCATTTGCTTTATCCCAAACTTCATTCCTATCTAGAGTATTAGGATTATATCCTCTAGCGAAAGCTACTATATTCTTATGACCTTTATAGCAACTCATTACATAGATTCCTTCATCTTTAACAAGCCAAAAAGATTTTTTGTTTGTATGCTCATCAACATAAGCAGTTTTGAATTCTTTAGCCTCAAGAGTTCCTTTAGCTAAATCTCTTAGTCTCTTTGTTGATGGAAAAGTAAGACAGTGAACATTTGTGTTGTAATTCATTTTGAGGGGGTTGTATCTATACCCATATTATAAACATAACTATCAACAACTGTCAACAAGGTTTCATTACTTTTACATCGAATCCTTTTTCTTTCAACTCTTCAATCCTATATTTTTGAATCTCACTTAACCTTCCCTTCGGCCCTTTGACCTCAATAAACTTCACCTCATCTGGTTTTATACAGATCAGATCAGGTAAACCAGCTTTGTTGCACATAATTAACTTGATAACTGTCCATCCTTCTTTCTCGTGCCTCTCGATCAGCTTCTTCTGATATTGAGCTTCGGTCATTTCTATAATGCTTGATCGTGTAGCTTTCCTTTAATTTAACAACATCATATACTTTTGGCTCGATTCCCTTCTCTGCAAAAATATAATGTATTTTATTTTTTCTATCCCTGCCAAGAAAACTTGCTCTTTCTCTTCCCTGCAAATAACTCAGTGCAGAATAATCTATCCCAAGAAATATAAGATGATCGGCACTGCTTAAATTAACACCCTCACGACAACTCTTAACCTGACCGATAAAAACAGAATTGCTTACAGCGTTAAATAAATCAGGATCATCTGTTGCTCTATCACCAAAATATTCTCTCAGCATTTTGCCTTCTGCTATAAAACAATATAAAATGGCAATCCTTCCACTAAAATTATTCCTTATATAATCAGCCTTACTTTTATCAAAAACTATAGCTCCATGTCGTTCTGTTATCACATGACCATTATAAATCTGACGTAATTTGCTCATAACTTTACTTCCTGTATCAGCCACGACTGATCTTCTTGTTGGTCTACCAATAACACCATCTTTGATTATTCTCAATGCCAGCCTATATGTTCTCCTGGACATCTTTACCATATGAACTTGCTCCTCAACTTCTTGAGTGAAGCCAGCCTCCTTCTGGGTCATCTGTACCGTATAAGGTTCAATGTCTTTTAATATTCTGCTTTGTCTTGCATCTGAATAATCTTTGATGACAATACCAGTACCAACTCTTTTCTCCTTTACATCAACATAATCACTTGCCCACCTGTAAAAATTCTGATAATGACTCCATAAAAAAGGTGTCAATGACCATTGATGATAAAGCTGGCTGAAGCTCTCAGGGCTTGGTGTGCCACTCATCAGAATAATACTGTTATATCTAAGTTTTAAGATATTTAAATACCTCTGTGAAGGTTTTGGAAATGCTCCAACACTATGGGCCTCATCAACAATAATCATATTCCAACTTGATCCTCTGACCTTCTTTAACATCTCAAAATTAATGACAGATACCACCTTCTCAAGATTCATCTTCCTTATATCACTCAAAATACTTGGTATGGCCTTCTTCTTAGTGATCACCAATACTTTTTCAAGTGCCATATTCCTGACAACAGACAGTGCCACCATTGTCTTGCCTGTTCTACATTCGCCACTTAAATATGCACATTTTTTGATCTGACATAACCTGGTCAACTTTCTGCTCGCCACTTTTTGATAGTCTCGTAATTGAACCATTGACCATACTGTATATGGTGCTATCTTACCCTATAGTTACACATAAACAACCCTAGATATGGAACAAGAGCAAATTTTAAAAACAATCAATATTCAACTCTCTCAGGGTCAGATAAAATGGCTTGATGAAAACAAAGGTTCTGAATCCAGATCCTGTTTACTCAGACTTATAGTTGCTGAAAGAATGGAGCAGGCTGCTTAACAATGGATACAAAAGAAGAATTATTTCGCTTGCCAAAGCACTGGGGATTTGTTGCCGTTCAAAATAAAAGACCATATCAAAATGATTGGCAAAATAACCCTCTTACACGTTCGCAGTTATTTAAAGAAATATCTTCCAAAAAATCTACAGGTATCGGTGTTTGCTGTGGAACTCCTTCAGGTGGCCTCCTCTTTCTTGACCATGATGGGCCATCAGCAGGGAAGATATTAGGTGAGTGGGGTTTTTCTCTTTCCTCATTGCCACCATCATGGATGGTCACATCAGGTCGGGTCGGTAGGTTTCAAATAATCTACCAAGTTCCAGAAAAATATTGGTCAAAGATAAAAACTCGCAAATATCAAACTGGGGTAAAAGATGAAGATGGGTCTGTTGAACAGATAGAACTGCGCTGGAATGGTACGCAATCCATAGTATCTGGTAAACATCCAAAAACTGACGGTTATAGATGGATGGAAAATCGTTCACCCTCTGATCTTGAAATTGCAGAAGCTCCCTTTGCCATAATCCAAAAGATGATGGAGCCGAATAAGAAAAAAATACCTCAAATTCAAACCCTCAACTCAGATACTGATAAGGCTCGTTCTCTTCTGCAATCAATAAATCCAAACCGTTTAGATGACTACGACACATGGGTCAAAATTGGTATGGCTGCTCACTCAGTAGGCGATGATTCTCTCCTTTTTGATTGGGAAAATCTATCTCAAAAAAATAGCAAATATAAATCTGGAGAATGTGAAAAGAAATGGTCATCATTTAAGTCATCAGGGGTTTCTCTCGGTACTCTCCAGAAGTTTGCATCAGAAGATGGTTGGACTCCACCACCACGATCCTTCCCCACCTCAATAACTCCAATAGAAGAATCAACTCCTGTTTCTCGCAAATTAGAACAGCTTACATCACAGGAACTTATAAATTTTTTACGCAACCTTAAACATGAAATTAGATTCAATACCTTCTCTCATTCCATAGAAATGGATGGCAAAGTTATAAAAAATATTGAAATTTTTTATCTTACCCTCGCAGAACTTGGTTATAAAGTGCCAAAAGAAATGGCAGTTGATTGCCTACTCAAAGTGGCTCATGAAAATGAATATGATCCTGTAAAACTTTATCTTGATCACTGCTACAACGAAATCCAACCAGCTTACATTGAATCTTTAGCATCAACATATTTGAGGCCACAGGATCAAAGCCTTACTGAACCGACAATATATGACACCATGCTCAAACTTACTTTAATAAACGCAGTAAGAAGAGTTTATATGCCAGGTTGTAAACATGATACTGCCACCGTCTTACAGGGTTCACAGGGAATAAAAAAATCTTCTTTTTGGCAGACACTATTTGGGCCGTTCTTTTCTGATGCCCTTGGTGATATTTCTTCAAAAGATGATCTTCTCGTACTTCACAGATCATGGGGAATGGAATGGTCTGAAATTGATGGCATCACATCAAGAAAACACGCAGGTGTGGTGAAAGCTTTTTTATCAAGATCAACCGATCTTCTTAGAGTTCCATATGGTAAAGCAGTAGAAGAATGGCCTAGGCGCGGCATCATAGTCGGAAGCAGTAATAAAGAATCAGGTTTACTCATAGATGACACCGGCAACAGACGCTTTCATGTCATCCCCTGCACTGCAAAATCTATTGATCTTGATTCTTTACAACTTGAAAGAGATAGCCTGTGGAGTGGTGCGATTCATGCCTTTAAAAATAATGAAGCTCATTTTCTCTCATACGAAGAAGAGCATCAGATTGAAAAGGAAAATTTATCCTACATGGTTGATTCTCCCTGGTCATCTGTTATCAGTCATTGGTTAAATGATCCTTCTAACTCAGTTAAAGATATTACTATTGAAGTTCTGTTAACAGATGCCATCGAAAAACCTATCGAAAGACAAACAAAAAGTGACATGATGACCGTAAGTCAAATCTTACGCAGTCTCAAATATGATCGAAAAAAGAAAAGAGTGATGGGAACACCAAAATGGGTCTGGTTTCGAAAATCATCCTGATGTTCCTTACTGTTCCTACCCTGTTCCTACCTTCGGGAACGCTCAAAATCTTTACTATAACTACTATATATATATATGTTCCTTATGTTCCTAGTATATTATATATATATATAATAATAGTATATTTATGGAATATAGGAGATAAATATAACGCGAGGTAAGTTTGGTACAAAGGTGGGAACATCGGGAACGTGGGAACACCTGCTCAGTCTCAAATGAGTCTCAAAATTAAAAAATATTCATATTCTCGCTTTTCCGTGTAACATTTAAGTAATGGCTAAAAAAGGTACAAAAATAGAAACTCTTATGAGGTCACGAGAACTTGGCAAGATTATTGCCAAAGGTGGTCGTAGATCCGACTGCATAGAATATGCCTCTAAAAAATGGGGGGTAGGTTATAAATCTGTAGATAAGTACTTAGAGATCGTCAGAGCCGAAATGAAAGCTGATTGGGATATGGAAAGACCTGAAATGGTCGCGAACCTTTTAGCGCAGGCTGCAACGCTTCAAGTGGAAGCAAGAGAAAAAGGGCATTTACATATTGCTCTTGGTGCTATCAATACAGCAGCTAAACTTGCACAGATTATTTCGTGAGCATTTTAGATACAGTTCAACCTGGAAAAGTTTTATATCAAATCGGTGCTTATAATTTGCCGACAGCAGAGCAGGCGATAGAACGTATAACACAAGATTTACTTCCGCATCAAGCAGAGTTCTGTCAAGACATGGATCATAGAAAACTTGCTCTAGTCTGTGGTTTTGGTGCTGGCAAAACTCACGCACTAATTTCAAAATCTTGCATACTGGCAGCACTCAATGTTGGTCATGTGTCAGCAATCTTTGAACCAACTGCGCCAATGCTTAGAGATATTTTGCAAAGAACAATGAATGAACTGTTAGATCAATGGCAGATACCTTTCAGTTTCAGAGCTTCACCGTTAGCGGAATATACTTTGGAGTTTGCAGAGGGAACACATACGATTTTGCTTAGAACAATGCTCACATATCAACGCTTACGAGGTCAGAATTTGTGTGCAGTTGGATTCGATGAGGCAGATACTATACCTAAAAGGGAGGCGGAAAGTGCAATGAATATGGCATTAGCAAGACTTAGATCTGGAAATGTTCAACAGTTCTATGCAACAACAACTCCAGAAGGTCATGGCTGGGCATTTGAAACATTTGAAAAAAATAAAAAATCAGACACAGGATTAATTCAGGCAAGAACAAAAGATAATCCTTATCTGCCCGATAACTTTATTCAATCTCTTGAGGAAAATTATCCACCGCAGCTGATCAAGGCTTATCTGCTAGGACAATGGGTTAACCTTACAAGCGGACAGGTTTATAACAGGTTTTCCAGGGAGCATCATGTCATCAGCAAAATACCGTTTGATACTAAAATGGAGACTTTACTTTGCGGTATAGATTTCAATGTGATGAACTGCAACTGCGTCATTGGTGTGAGAGATAGTGATAAGCTGGTGATCATTGATGAAATATCAAAACAAAAAGATACAGATGCGTTGGCACAGGAGTTACTTAGACGTTATCCTTCAAACAGAATATTAGTTTACCCTGACGCTAGTGGTTCAGCACGTTCAACGATTAACGCATCAAAGACAGATCTCGCAATACTCCAAGGTTACGGCTTCGGTTCAATGGCTCTCAAGAGCAACCCCTTTATCAAAGATAGAGTTGCAACCGTCAATGCGTTACTACAGAACGGCAAAGGGGAAAGACGTTTGGAGATTCATGCCAGTTGCACTCGTCTGATTGAGTGCCTTGAATTGCAAAGCTATGATGAAAAGACAGGAGATCCAGACAAACAGAGTGGATATGACCATATGAATGATGCTCTTGGGTATTTAATTTATCGTGAATTTAATTTGCTTTATGGTAGGGCAGGCAAACCTACAGGGATTAGAATATATTAAGATCATGGTATTATTGAGGCAAAACTGTGTATAGCTCACTAAATATTTATAACCAGCCTGTAACAGTAGCTCCTACAACAGTTGTCAGTCCAAATGCAGCCTATCAACGCATGGCCCAGTTCTGGGATTTGATAGCAGATTTGAAAGAAGGCACATATAAGATTAGATCAGAACATAGGAAATATTTACCGCAGCTTGAGAGGGAGGTGGACGATAGCTATGATCGCAGACTTGCAAGGTCAACAGTAGTGCCATATCTCCAGAGAATTGAGAAAATGCTGTCAGGTATGCTGGTCAGAAAGCCAGTCAGACTTGATGATGTCTCTGATCTAGTGAGGGAACAGCTATTTGATGTAGACCTCGAAGGCAATGACTTGAATATTTGGCTTTATCAGACAGCAAGAATTGTAATATCATTCGGCCATTGTGGTGTCTTAGTAGACGCACCAAAAGAAGGTGAGAAGGCAAGGCCATACTGGGTGACTTATACTCCAAAAGATATTCTTGGTTGGCGAACTGAAGTTATAGATGGGGCAAGGGTACTCACGCAGGTGCGTTTATTAGAAAAGGTTGTTGAGCCAGATGGAGCTTATGGTGAGAAGAACATTACACAGGTCAGAGTGTTAGAACGTGGCAGATATGAGATTCACAGAAAAGATGATAAAAAGGGCGAATATAAATTGTTTGAAGAGGGTGAAATGAGCCTCAAGGACAAGATTCCTTTCTCGGTTGCTTATTCAAACAGAGTCGGATTTTATGAAAGCCGCAGTCCTTTGTATGACATTGCAGAACTCAACCTCAAGCATTACCAGATCCAGTCTGACTTGGACAACATATTGCACATCAGTTCTGTTCCATTGCTTGCAGTCTTTGGCTATCCAAACGCAGATGAGATAACAACAGGCCCTAGTGAGGCACTAGCATTGCCACCTGAGTCACGCATGGAATATATCAGCCCATCAGGAGATAGCTATGACAGTCAGTTCAAAAGACTTGATGATATTAAAGAACAGATCAATACATTATCGTTAGCCGCAGTCTTAGGTCAGAAGTTAGTAGGAGAGACAGCAGAGGCTAAGAGAATAGATAGATCGCAGAATGACAGCACAATGATGGTTGTTGCCCAGCAAATGCAAGATTTAATTGATAATTGTCTTAAATTTCACAGCGAATATTTAAATGAACCTAACGCTGGGAGTTCTTTTGTTAACAGAGATTTTGTTACCGCAAGGCTTGAGCCAGCAGAGATTGACAGTCTTCTTAAAATATATGCTGCAAATGGCATCAGCCAAGAGAAGCTTCTTGAACAACTTGCAAGTGGAGAAATACTCGGAGATGACTTTGATATTGAAGAAGAATTAGAAAAAACGCAGTCGGGGGGTTTAATTGAAATGAACCAAGAAAGTGAAGCAGCTTAATAAATGGCAGTTCCTGAGGCTTTTTACAGAGAAGCTATAGATCTCAACAGATATAGCAACAAGGTACAATTTCAAATTGCAACCCAATTCAACGAAGTTATCCTTGATGTTCTTAGAAAGATAAGAGATCTTGAAGGCAATAGCCCAACTACAACTGCAAGACTGCGATCAATATTGGCACAGATGGTTGATAGTTTAAAAGGTTGGGAAAATGAAAGTGCAGTCTATATGATTGATGAACTGCAAAACTTAGCAGAGTTTCAAGTTGGTTTTGTTCAAGATCAATTGCAAAGGGTTTTACCAAAAGGAGAGTTTCAGGTAAACACAGTTGCTGTCTCACCTGACTTTGCAAAATCCATTGTTACGAAAGATCCGACTGCTATGACTATAAGATTAAGAGATAAAGATGGTGTGTTTAGATCTGCTCAGTTTGCATTGACCGCAAAAAGAGGGTCAGAGATATCATTACCAAACGGCAAAAATGTAAAAATATCATTCAGAGGTATTGCTGATGATTCTGCTTCAAGATTGTCAAGAGCAATCAGACTTGGTGTTTTAGAAGGTGAATCTTTACCAAAGATTGTAATAAGGCTTAAAGGACCAAACCTTAGATTTAATGCCAAACCACAAAATGCAATTGCATTGAACTCTGCTTTAAAAGATTCAGAAGGTATGCTTTTGTCAAATAAACAAATCCAAACTGTCGTCAGGACAACCGTTAATCAAGTTCAAAATGCTGCAAGTCAGGCAGTTTATGCAGCAAACAGCGATATCACTGGCAGATATCAATATGTTGCAACTCTTGATGCAAGAACAAGCTCTATCTGCCAAAGGTTAGATGGCCAGTTGTTTAAATATGATCAAGGCCCTGTTCCTCCTCAACATTTTAATTGCAGATCCACAACGGTTCCAATTATTGATGACGATGATCTTGCAAGAGCCTTTCCAAACACAAGACCTTCTGCAACAGGTCGTGTTCCTCAAGATACAAACTATGCAACATGGTTAAAGGATAATCCTGATGTACAAGACAAAGTGTTGGGAAAAAAGAAAAGATATTTTAATTATTTAATGAGTCCTAAAAGAGGAACAAAACAACTTAACGCTACAAATGCTCTAAAGAAGATTATCCGTGAGGATGGATCAGAGCTAACATTAAAAGAGTTAGCTGATAAATACAAAGATGCCAATTAAAAAAGGAAAGTCTCAAAAAACAATCACTGGTAATATTAGAATGTTAATGCGGGAAGGTAAATCAAGATCCCAGGCAATTGCTATTGCATTATCTACAGCAGGCAAAAAGAAGACAGCTAAAAAACGCAAAAGGAAGTAATATAAAGTCAGCTACTTTTATTGTCATGCCTTCACACTACGGATCAATGAAGCCTAAGGGTAAAAAGAAAAAAATTAAGAAAGGAGGCAAGAAGTAATGGCTAAAGGATTCTTTGAAAAACTTAATGACTATAAGGTAGAAAAGCCAAAGGCAAAAAAGGCAAAACCTAAAAAAGAAAAAGATTGATGGTTCGCAGACGTTTTAAAAAAGTTGCAAAAGACAAAAAAACAGGCGTTGCTAAGAAATATCTCAGCGGGGCCAAGAATAAAAGTGCAAAAGCGGCAGAAATAAAACGTACAGCAGAGGCATACAAAAGAGGTGAATTTATTGACATAAACGCAGTATCCAAATCACGCACAAAACAAGATGGCTCCAAAAAGAAAACCACTGTCCGCCGCCGTAGAAAAAAGTCTTAGGGCAAAGGCAGACAAATCTAGATTTACATATCGTCAGCTTGCAGCCGTTTATAGGCGGGGGCAAGGTGCTTACTTGTCTAGTGGATCGAGAAATGTTCCTATGGGTGCGTGGGCTATGGGAAGAGTCAACAGCTTTATTTCTGGAAAAGGAGGAGCAAGAAAAGCAGATGCTGATTTGTTGAGGAAAAAGAAGTGAGACTGACGACCAGACAAAAGAACACACTTGCAAAGCATCAGAAAGCTCATGGTCACACAAAGGCTCATATGGAATATATGAAACGCAAGATGAGAGAAGGGGTATCATTTACTGAAGCACACAATATGGCAATGAAGAGGAAGGGTAAATGAGTGATCCTAGACTCAAAAGATTTGGATTGTCTGGTTTTAACAAACCAAAAAGAACCCCATCACACCCAACTAAGTCTCATGTAGTTCTTGCAAAAGAAGGCGATAAGGTCAAGCTCATCAGGTTTGGTATGCAGGGAGCAAAAAATAAACCACCAAGAAAAGGCGAATCAGACGCAGATAAAGCAAAAAGAAAGAGTTTTAAGGCTAGACACGCCAAAAATATTGCAAAAGGCAAAATGTCAGCAGCTTTTTGGGCAGACAGAACAAAGTGGAGCTAATATTGTAAATAATTGTAAATTTTTTATTTATGGCAGACGAAGTAATCAAGCCTGATAACTCAGCTGAAATGGCTGCGTTGAAAGCCGAAGTTGAAAGACTAAGAAAATCTAATTCTGAAATATTAGATGATTACAAAAAAGCTAAGGAAGCTGCAAAAGCTGTTCCTCAAGATGTAGATGTAAATGCTTTAATTGCTTTTAAGCAAAAGAAAGAAAAAGAAGAGCTAGAGGCAAAAGGCAGATATGATGAGGCGATCGCTAAACAAGCACAGCAGTATCGTGATGCAGAAGAGGCCAAGAATAAAAGAATCCAAGAGCTAGAAGCTAGGCAGAGACAGCTTGAAGTTGAAGCTCCAGCAGTAACAGCACTGGCTGATGTTGTACATGACCCTCAATATGTGTTGAGTCGTATAAGCAAGGATCAGCTTGCTAGGGAAGCAGACGGCACAGTTGTAGTTGTTGATGGCTATAACAGAACACCAGTCAAAGAATGGGCAATGTCTCAGATGCCTCAATGGGTGCAAAAGAATCCAAGACCTCAAGGTGGTGGAGCTACAACAACAAAGGTACAGACTGAGTTTGTTTCTAATGATAAAAACCCATTTGCAAAGGAGTCATTCAACCTTACAGAGCAAGCTAGGTTATATAGAACAGATATTAATAAATATAATATGCTCAAAAACGCAGTTACAGGTTAGTATATAGACAACGTGGTTGTGCCATGTCAGAGGTTGTGCCTCGAACTGAACATATCTTTTACTTTTTAATTAAATCCAATGGCTACATTGAGGTCGGATTTGATCATACCAGAAGTGTTCACCCCCTACTTAATTGAGGCCACCACACAGACGGACTCATTCTTGCAAAGTGGGGTTGTACAACCTTTGGCTGAATTAAATCTTTCAGCAGAAAGAGGTGGCGACTTTGTAAAGATCCCATCATATTCTGCAAACTTATCAGGTGATTTTGAAGTTCTAACAGACTCAACATCATTGACTCCAGCAAAGATAACAACAGGCGATCAGATTGCAGCCGTACTCCATAGAGGGCGTGCGTTCAGTGCGAGAGATTTAGCTAGTCTTGCTGTTGGAAGCAGTACAGACCCAATGGCTGCGATAGCTCAAAAGATGGCTGCGTACGTCAACAACCAGAAACAGAAGGATCTATATTCTTGTTTAACTGGTGCTTTTGGTTCTATCAATGCGAACTCAAGTGCTTCAGCATTGTTTGATCTAACAATCGACTCTGAATCAGGTGATACACCTACAGCATTGAGTCCTAGACACGTTGCAAAAGCTCAGTCATTACTTGGCGATCAAGGTGGCAAGCTTACAACGATTGCAATGCACAGTCGTGTTTATTACGATCTTGTAGAAAGAAGAGCAGTTGATTTTGTTGCAGCAACAGACATCAATGGTGCTGGTGCCACAGCGTCAGGTGGTTCTATTGAGAACGCATTTGGAAGTCCAACAGTTCCAACATTCATGGGTCTAAGAGTTATCGTTTCTGACGATATTCCAACAACAGGCTCTGGATCAACAACGGAATACAGCGTGTTCATGTTCCAAAACGGAGCAGTAGTTACAGGCGAACAGGCTCCAATAAGAACACAGACAGATAGAGACATTCTTGCTCTTGAGGAAGCAATGGCAGTGGATCTCCACTACATCTATCACCCTGTCGGTCTTAAGTATGCTGTTTCAACAGTAAACCCAAGCAGAACAGTTTTGGAGACAGTTGGTTCATGGTCGAGAACTTACGAATTAAAAAATATCGGTATCGTAAGAGCTACCGTTGTTTCAAATAACGATTAGAGGTAATAATCATGTCATCTTTATTTGATGTAACTGCTGGGTCATTAATTGGCCCAACAACAGGTGGAACAGTAACTCAGGCATCTAACAAGTCAACAACTGTTGTTCTTAATGCTGAGTCTGGACAGATCACTATGAACGGTGCGGCTTTGGGTGCTGGTGCGGAAGTTAGCTTCACTGTTACTAACAGCAAAATCTCATCTACTGATGTTGTTCTTGTTAACCATAGTTCTGGCGGTACTCCTGGTGCATATATGGCTCAAGCCAACTTGATTGCTGACGGATCATTCAAAATATCTGTTACCAATTTGACAAGTAGTTCAGAGTCTGAAGCGATTGTTCTTAGCTTTGTTGCCCTTAAAGGTGCTTCAAGTTAATGTCAATCTACGCTTTTAGGCGTATGAGGGAACAAAACGAAGCTGCTCAAAAGGCGGCTTCAGTTTCCAAATCTAAGCCAAAACCAAAACGCAAGTCACAAAAGGTATCAGTTAATGGCGATCTCAATAGTAGCGACAGTCGGTAGTGCTTCAGCTAATAGCTATGTCACACTTACTCAGGCTCAAGCTTTTATAGATGGGCTAACTGAGTCAGAAGATGTGGTTGCGTGGGGAAATAGCACTGATGACCAAAAAAACAGGGCATTATTTAGCTCAACCCAGAGAATTGATCGTGAAAAGTTTTTGGGGGCCAGGGTAGATGATACACAGGCACTTGAATGGCCAAGATCAGGAGTAAGGAAACCTGACACATACACCAACTTGTATGGCTTAAGTTTTCCAAATAGATTAGTCGCAGACTATTACCTAGATACTGAGATTCCAGATCGTGTCAAACACGCACAGATTGTTCTTGCTGTTTATCTAAACAATAATAAGGACGGTATGGGACTAAGTGGGCTT